TTCTTCTTGGAACAACTCGGGGTAAACCTGCCGGGCTTCGTGCTGGAAACTCTCGCGTTGAGCGAGGTAGGTCCGGCGGGCAGGCTCGGCCTTGAGAATCTGGCGGGCGACTCGCAGGCGCTCTTGAAGCTCTTGCTTCGTGAACTTGCGGGTGCTGCCGTCTCCCATAGGCACTTCCACTTCGCCGCCTTCGTAGTCGGCCTTTGCAATGAGATCGGGCACATTGTCGAGCACGGTATTGGCTGCGGCGAGGCGGCTTTCGAGGGCTTCGGCGCTGGTCACATCGGCCAGCGGGTCGGCTGCATCTTGCAATACAATCGGCTGGGCGCGGGTGAGCGCATCCTTGGCGGCGGCGAGTTCGGCTTGCAGCGTGGTGGCTTGCTCCTCGGCGCTTTTGGCGCGTGCGGTGAGCTTGTCCACTCGCTTGGCGAGCTTCTTCACGGCGGGCGCTTCGGCAGACTCAGGGTCTTCCTCGGCGGTCTCGTCGGCGTCTTCCTCGGTGGCGTCTTCGGGTTGTTCAGAATCGGACGGATCAGACGAATCCTCGGTGGACTCGGCGGGATCGGCGTCTTCGGGCTGATCTTCTGGGGTGTTGTCAGTAGGGGTCTCATCCGCGACTGCTTCCTGTTCGGCCTCGGGGGCCGCCGGAGTCTCATCTACGGTCGGGAGTTTGATGCCCAACTGGTCGATGACTTCGCCGATGCTGAATGCTGTTTCTGTCGTCTGTTCCATGGTTTTTCGTTGCGTCCAAGTCGCGGTGTCAGAACTAAGGTGGTTGCCAGCACGCACGGGTTCCACGCGCAGGCGGCGAGTAGTTCAGCACTCGCGGTAAATCGGAATCTGCCCGCCAAATTTGCAGAGCGGAAGAGGCTGCGGGCGCAACGGGTGCAAACGGGACTAAATGGGGGCTAACGGGGGCTAAAAAGATTGCAGAAAAGATTAACCACGGAGGACACGGAGAGCACGGAGGAGGGGGAAGTTACCACTGATTTGCATTGCTGGCTCAGTGGTCAAGCCTCTGTAGGTTTCCTGCCTCTGGCAGAGAACAAAAGGTCCGACGATTTATTTCTTGGAATCGAATGCCTCGGCGCGGGTGCGCTCGATTTCTTCGCGCAAGGTGCGAAGGGCTTCCAAGCCGCCTGCGCTGTGGGCGAGCAGGCCGGGGTTCTGTGCGGTTTGCGGCATGCAGGTAATTTCGGCAGCGTCTTCGATGGCGTCGTTTATTTTTGCGATGACGCTGCGGAACCAGAGTTCCTCGGGCGGCACGCACCATGCGGCTTGTAGGTCTTCAGCACTCATCAAAAAGGAATGTCAGGAGACTCGGAGAGCGGCACGGCGACTGGCTCTGCGGCTGGCGCGGCTTCGCTTGCTGCTTCGGTTTTCTTTGGTTCAAAGTAGAGCTTGAAATACTTCTCGCCGTTGTCGCGGTTCTCGTTGACATAGCCGCTGATCCAGTAGGCAACGCCTTCGATGGTGCATGACCCTCTATGCGAAGGCTGCGTTGGCTTTTCCTGTTTTTTGTTTCGGCTCAGGGTGCCATCAAATCGGATTCGTTTTTCGTTCATGCGAGTTTTTCTAAATCAGCGGCGCGATACCAAGCGCGGCATCCGCGTTTGCAGATCGGGCGAAGAATGCCCGAGTCGATGAGTTTGGTGATTTGCTTTGCAGTGACGCCCAGGCGGGCCATGACATCGCGGCGACGGAGAAGTTTCATGCTTTTTTGATTATAGGGTGAGGGTGTCAATAGCTGCCTCCTGGGCGGGCTTTGAGCATGGCGGGGTCTTCGTAGCCTACGCCGGAGAGCGTGATGTAGCGGAGAATGTCGATCCAGTCCTTTGTCGCTCCCTTTTTGCCATCGGCACCGGTCCATGTTTTCAGCGCATAGATGAGATTCTGACAGCGTTGAGAGATGTAGAGGCGCGGCGAGTTCAGCGCATCCACCGGCGCGTCTTCGTTGTAGGCGAGCCAATCGTTGATGAGCGTGACACCTTCCACAATCGCCTGCCCGCTGGTGGCGCGGAAGTCGAGACCGATGCGGTCGCTGCATTGCTCGATGAGCGTTCGCACGCCTTCCTGTGTCATCGTCGGCGTGTTGCCATAGCGGCTATCCATCCAACGCTCGGAGGGCTCGGCGGAGTCGGTTTTCTCGGCAGCGTCGATGATGCGTTTGTAATCCTCAAAGCCAAAGCCCGCGCAGGCTTTTTGCGCTGGCCCAGGGCGGCCGTCTTGCAGCTTGCCATCTGCCTCGGCCCACGCGCCGGGATAGCCCACGCCCTCGATGTATTCGATCTGGTCCGGCCATTCGCGGTAAATCCAGCACCGGCCATCCGGCGTGTAGCGGATCCAAAGCATGGCCCATGTCTTGCCCTCGCCGGGGTCCACAAAGTGAAAGACCGTGCCATCGCCCGGCACCTTGTCGGCAGGCACCACATGAACCGTGTCGCGGAATTTTGGAAACATCGACATCCTCGCCTTGGTCGGCACGCCGTAGGCACGCATCAAGATTCGCTCGCGGTTGCTGCCGCGCAGCTCGGTCTCCATAGCCTCGGGGTTGCCGTAGGGGTTGTCCGAGGTGTGGAAATAAACGACGCGGGCTTTTTCCCTGGTGCATTGCTGGATGCGCGGCACTTGCTCTAAGCCGATCAAGTTGCCATCGCGGTAGCGCGGCAGGAGCGGGGCGTCGCATTCTTCCAATGTCTTTGCGCCGTCGAGGTATTCTTTGACCGTGGTCGTGTAGCCTTCCACCGGCGTGAAGCCGATGCCGAGTTCACCGTCTCGCGTAAGTAGCCTAAAACGAAGTGCTTCCAGCCAGTCGGGGGTTACTAGTTCGTCTGCCCAACAAAAATTCAACTCCGCACCCTCAATCGAGGAAACATCCATCGAGTAGAACTTGAACCAACACTGCGAGCCATTCGGCAGCACGAAGCTGTTCTCGGTGAAGCCGCCCTTCTGCGAGTAGGTGATATTCGCCACCGCGCCCTTCTTGAGCTTGCCGCTGGCGGAGGGTTTCCATTCTTTCGGCAGATACTCCCACAAATAGGGCTGTTGGTTTTGGATGGATGCCGCTTCGGTGGATTGCAGGCACCACACCTTCGCGCCCGGCGTGTTCACCAAATGCTGCATCGCCTTCCGTGCAAAGTAACGCGACTTGCCCGAGCGGTTGCCGCCGAGGATAAGCAGCTCCGTGACGCCCTTCGGGAATCTCTCCCGCAGCTCCGCATAAGCCGCATCCGCCCGCTCCCAGGCTGGATTCAGCCAGCCATACCGCCAAGGGTCTTCGACCATGCGGGCGATCTGCTCTTCCCGCTCGCGGTGAATGGCAAGCAACTGCGCCTCCGTGGCGGCGACTTTCTGGCCTTGATACCGAACAACAAAGCGTCCATCGGCCAACCGGCCTTCAACCTCGATGAGCGGGATAACAGGGTTTTGCGTTTGGGGAATCATGGGCGCTTGAGAAGAGGCTGCAAAATTTTCGCTTTCGTTTTGTAGCCAAGCCGCACGCAAGTTTCGTGAGCTTCACGCAAAACAGCGCTCTCAGGATAAACGCCCGTCATGCGGAAATACTTGGTTTGAACCCGCAAATCATCAGCGGATGTATGCACGAGACAATCTACTTCTTTCATTTTGCAGCCCTTTTCAGTTCGTGTTCATGCAGGCTTAACCAGGCTACGGCCTTCCCAGCATCGCCAACATCATCGACCGTCACGCACAGATCGGAGATAACCCCGGCGTCTTGAAGAAGGTTCAGCGCATGGGTGGCGTCGATCCGGCGGAAAGCGATGTAGTCGCGCAGGGAGTTCATTTGGATTTCTTTATTTTTGCCAAATCATCCCGGAGTTCAGATACAACGCCGAACTTGTCGTTCTCAAAATCTATTTCAGCCAACGCAATAGCGCGTTCCCCGATATACATTAGCTCTTTGATTTGAGCCAAAGCCTCGTTGCGTTCTTGCTCCAGCCTCGCCAACTCCTCAGTCGAACGAAGTTCCAATCCGGACAATTTGTCCGCAATTCTGGCCGCATCGGCTCGCGCCTCGTCCCGCTCTTTGATAAGTCTTTCGTAGTGGTTGATGGTCATTGTGGCCATATCCCCATTGGCACGATCCATCAGCGCCTGGTCGCGCTCTTCAGCGAGTTTATTGACTGCCAGCATATGCTCGGTGGCGAGGTCGTCGTATTGCTGCCTCGCCTCATTGCACTCGCGCCTCAATACGCACATCGGCCTTTGGCATTGATCGTGACAAGTGTGGATTGCGGCGGCCTTTAAGTTTTCAAACTGCCGCCTCGCCTCGTCGCGCTCGCGCCGGAGCTGCGCGATCATGGAAAGCATTTCGTTCGGAGTCATCCCCTCACCTCTGCTTCACTCTTGCAGTCTTCAGTCGCTACGCAATCGAGATGGTATCTCCCATTTTTCCAAAGCCATAGCTCACGACTCACCGTTTCCAGCTTCTCATTGTCATGGCGCAAGTTCTTCCGCAGCGTGCGGATCACGCTGGTAAGGTTCATGTTTTCCTCGATGAGCTTTTCGACTTCCGCTTGGAGTCGCCGGTTTTCGCTTAAAAATTCACTCATCGTTGGCCTCCTCTTTGAGTTGATCGACAAAATCCCATGCTTGCTTTGCTCGTAGGTCGAAATACCTGGCCATGAGATGCGCCACGCCTTGTAATGTGGTTTCTTCTGCGGTGCAGAACTCCTCAACCAGGCAGGCTATCTGGCCGAGCATGACCCCGTGTTTTTGTTCGTCACTCATAATTCACTTTCAAAAGTTCGCGCTTTCACGATCAAGCGCCTGGCATTTTCCATGAGGTCGAAGAAAACCTCCTGCTCGCCGATGTCTCGGGTGTATTCCGGTGGTTTCACATAGGTGAGGACGGCGCGGAGGTTGGCGGCCAGCTCGACCGAGAGCTTGCAACAATGCGCCACTCCAGGGTGATCCTGCCACTCGCGGTGACAGGCGGGGCAGGCTATCGCTGAATCAGATACTATTGACATATTTATGGGTGTTGTATGGGGTTAAAAGGGTGAATGCGCGTATCCGTCGCGCCCCGGCTCTGAGTCCGTGGTTTGTGGAGACCATTCAGAGGGAGGTCATTAGTTTTTAAGCCATCCGCGCAAATTCCGTTCAGACTGCGGCCTCCTCGCGTGACTCTCACCGACTGGCACTCACGGCTTACCGATTCGCTCATCGCAAAAGACTTAGCTCGATGCGGTGAATCTCGTTCTCGATCTCCGCCAGCATCGACCACTGCTCGCGGTTATAGGTGCCTTTAAACGGGAAATCGCACCGAGAAAATTTGCCGTTCTCGAAGGTAATGATCACTTTGCCCAAAGTGTCCGGACACTTTGGGGCGGCGATGTCTGAGGTAAGTTGGAAATGATATTCCGTGATGCTGCGCGTGGATTTGTGGCTGATGGTCATGGTTTTATTTTTTACTTCTGTCTTTCGTTCTGGTTGTTGCTATACGCCTTTTCGGTCACATTTTTGAAAAGCGTGTGCTGGCCGATGAAGTTCATTTTGATTTCCGGCGTCGGGCCGTTTCTTTGTTTTGCAAGGATGAGCAAGGTGTTGTGATCCATCGGCTCATCGTCGGCGTCGGATTTTTTCTTGTTTTTGTCCAGGCGGTGGATGAGGAGCACGGTGTCGGCGT